TAGTGTTTTCAAACGAATCCTTATCTACTGCATCCTCGCTATTGAACTTTTCAGTAATCAAATGCCCATTGGCGAAAACTGCTACAGCATTATCTTCCTCATCAGTTAACTCTAATTCGCCTACGGCTCCATTCTTAGTATAGACATTAATCCTATTAATATCTTCATAAATGCCCTCTTTAGTTTCCTTAATAGTGTTTTCAAACGAATCCTTATCTACTGCATCCTCGCTATTGAACTTTTCAGTAATCAAATGCCCATTGGCGAAAACTGCTACAGCATTATCTTCCTCATCAGTTAACTCTAATTCGCCTACGGCATGATCTCCGGTGTAAACGCTAATCCTTGGAGATATTTGAACCTTTTCCCATGAGCTATTTTTATAAATAAGGACATAAAGGCTAAGCGCTTCATCTATCTCAATACCTCCTAAATAGGTGTAGACTCCCGCTTCATACGCAAAGTAAAAGACATTTCCAATTGGCGTACCCGGATTTGTATTCGGACTTGCCACCCCCTTGCAAATTGCTCCTTCATTTAAAAGATCCGTCACAATCTTTTGACTCATTACTTTAGAGGTTGAGGAACCCACCTCTTGCGCGATGGAATCAATGTCTAACTTTTTACCAAGTTCTGTAGTGACAATATTCTGGCTCATAACGGCGGAAGCAGACGTGCCCGTTTCCTGTACAACAGAAGCCGCGTTAAATTTCTTGTTTAACTCGTTCGTTGTTGCGCTTTGACTCATTGGGAAAAGTGTGGAGGACCCGGTGGTTTGGACGCACTCGTAGCCTTGGAGGGTGAGGTCGGAGAAGGCGTGGGAGCCATCGCCGACGACCTTGCTGTTGTAGATGGTGGGGTTGGAAGAGTCCGTGGCGACGAGGCCTATCTCGCCGTCGGCGAGGACGGGATTGGCCTTCTGCCACTCCGCAAGGGTGCCGCGGCGTAGCATGATGCGGTCTGCTGTAGTTGATTCTGCCATATATGTAGGATTTTAACGGTTATTCGGTAATTTGATTTTTGTAGGTCTGCTCCATGTAGGCCTGGGCCGTGGCGAAGGCAGCCTTGGCGGCTGCGGACTCGGAGGCGGCCTGGAGGAAAAGACCTGCAGCGAGGTAGACGAGGGGATAGGCGTAGAACGGGGAGACATCGATGGACTCGTCCGTCGTGGCGGGAGAGGCGACGTAGCGCAGCTCACACTCCTGCGACTGGGCAGAAGAGACGGAATGAGCCATGATGGCCCGGCTATACGCACTATCCGTGATGTAGGCCACCGGAGAACGGGGACCCGCTCCGATGCCGGGCACGGCATAGTGTTGCGCGGCGAAGGAGGGATGGCTGGCGGGGAGCAGCTCGAAGACGGGGCGGACCCACTCCGAGAGCTTCAGGCTGACCAGGCGCAGGAAATCGGACGGGAGGTCGATAAGGGCGTAGAAGGCCCCATCCGGCCGCTCGTGGAAGGAGACGCTGGAGGCGGAATCCTGCAGCGTGGAGACAGGACCACGATAGAGCGGGTTGACCGCCAACAGCGGCAGCGCCTGGCGGATAAACTCCTGGATCGAGGAATCGGTCTCCTCGGAGAAAGTGTCGTCCGTAGTGTCGACCTCGTTGATGACAAAACGGACCTTAGCGACCAACGTGCTCCACTTGATCATAACGGATAATTTTGGAAGGTTACATTATACTGCGCACACAGCTCGGCCACTACCGCCTTGGAACGGATGAAGCCACGGTCCACGCCAAAGTTGATGCTGAAGAACTCCTTGGCCTCGGTGAGGGAGGAGACGGTGTCCGCCGGAACAATGAGCGAGGCAGCGGCGGCTTCCTGGGCCTCCTGAGAGGAAAGATCGGCTGCAGAGGCATCGGCATCGATTTCTGCGGCATCGGACGCGGCGGTATCCTCTTCGCCGTCGAAAACAATCTCGGACGTCGTGTCGGAGGTATCCTCAGTGTCGGAGGCATCGGAGTCTACACGCTTGGTGCCCATGCCCAGGGAGTCCGGTGCATTGGCCGACCAGCCGGAACCGGAGAGGTCAGCAGACGGCGCCTGATAGGGCGTGGCGGACATGGAGCGGGAGACGACGTTGACAGGCTGTGCTGCAGCCTCGGCAGGCGCGTGGAGCGACTGATCCTGGACGGCGTCGGTGGAGACGGTCTCCTCGGTGATGCGACCCTCGCGGAACCACTTGTGGGCACGGATCTTGCTGGCCAGCAGGGCGTCGTCGGTAGTGAACAGCGAGGTGCTGTTGCCCTGGTCGAAGAAGTTGACGAGCTGCTTGCGTCCGCGGTGGACGACGGGGAACGAGAGGGCGGAATGTGAACGGAATTTATATTGCATGCGAGTTTATTTTAAGAAGGGAGGGGAAGATGACCCGCCCCTCCCTTCAGTTACAACAACAACTTATAAAATAGATATACACAAAGAGCCGTTAGGCTGCAGCAGGTTTCTCGGCTACATATTCCGGAATGGCCAGACGTGCATGAGCGTCGGGGAACTGGAGCGTCCAGCAAGAGAACTCGGACATGGTGACCGCCTTGGAGTTAGAAACAAACAACTTGTGGAGGTCGTAAGTCTCGCGGGTCCAGTTCTGGAATACCCACTTATCGAGGTACTCGGCATCGAGAGAGAAGCCGCGACCCGTGAAGCCCCAGTCGTTGAACAGGCCGTGGCGATAGAACATCAGCTTGGTACCCATGGACTCGAAGCAAGAGAAGTCGAGGCCCGTCTTGCCGTAGTTGTCTGCCGGAGTGAAGATGCGCACGCGGTTGTTGCTCTTCATCTTGCTGAGGGCGGCGTACATGAAATCGTCCACAAAGACGAACTTGGTGCGGGAGGCGTTGCCTGCGCCCTTGTTGATCTGCTGTACGAGGTCGACCATCTCGTCCTCCTCGATGACATACTCCTTGACGTAGTAGCCGTCGGAATCGAGGAGCGGGTTGCCCGCCTTGTCGTACTTGATCTCCCAGTGGCCCAGCTCGATATCCTTGCCTGCACGGTACCAGATACCCTCGGTGGTGTAGATATTACCCTGCGAGTTGAAAGCATGCTTGGACTTGACGCCGAAGAGGCCGGACGCCTCCATACCGATACGCATATCGTCCATAGCCAGGCGCTCCACCTGCGTGAAGGACCAGTCGGCCTCGTTGGACATCATGCGATCATACAGCGTCTGCTCCACCTGCATGATGAAGCGCTGGCAGTACTGTTCGGAAGGAGAGGGAAGGGTGTAGTAAGACCCCGTGGAGATATCCTTCTCGGCTGCGGCACGGCCCATACGGAGCAGCACGGTGCCCGTCTTCAGCTCCGGGATGAGGAAATTGGAGCCGTCCGCCGTCTTCTTGCCGTTGACGGCATAGCAGAGCGGCAGGTTGGTATCGGAAGAAATGGTGTGGACGCGGATCATCAGCGGGTGGCTGGGATCCTCGGTGTCCGTGCCAGGCAGATAGCCCGGGATGAAATTACCCTTGCTGTCCAGTGCCAGGAGCGTATCCATCTCGCCGATGATATTATCCGCCTCGATCTGGATAGCCTTGGGCGTCTTGTTGGTCATCGCCTCGAAATCCTGCGAGATGGTGACGCGCAAGGGGCGCTGGCCCACCGCATAGTACTTGACAATGATGGAGGTGGACTTGTTGAAGCCCGCGTGGCGGAGAATCTGGTCGATGGGCGTGCCCGTGAAGCGCATCTCGACGATACGCTTGTCGATCTGCTTCTGATACCACTCGGCGTCCTGCACCTGCTCGGTCTTGGTGACCGAAGCCTCGCCCTGGACGATGGAGCCCGCACCCGGAAGGTCGGCTACCTGCTCACCCGTGGAGATAGGGGAAGCCGCAGCAGCGAAACCCCCACTGACAGCGCCGACGATGAACATCATCAGCACTGAGAAGAAATAGTTGAAAGACTTCTTAAATTTACTCATATCATTCAAATTTAATTAATAAAACATTAGTATCTACGTTTCATACGGCCATAGACCTCGGCAGTGGGATCCTCGGTTGAGCCGGACGGTTCCTGACCGCCGCCCGCACCCGTGTCCGTGGGCAGCGAAGAGAGATCGCGGTGGGAAGGACGGCGCGAGTGCGTGGCGCGAGCCCCTTCCTGACGGGCCGAAGAGAGATCGGCATCGCGGTTGAAGGCGTGGAGGAGGCGGAGCCAGTCGTCCTTAGTGAGGGTGAAATCCGCGGCACGGTCCGCCATACCCGGCGTCTGACTGTCGCCGTAGAGCCAGGAAAGCATCTCGCGGACGCGAGCCTCGTCGACGTTCGCCTCCTGGATCGCCTGGGTGAGCAGCTCATCGGTCTGCTGCTGGTTGGCAGCGACCTGACGGACCGTATCCTCGTCCTGCTTGACGCGGTCCGCCCGCTCCTTGATACGTGCGGCCTCCCGCTCCTTGGCGCGGCGGGCGATCTCGTCGGGAGAAAGGCCAGCGGCCCAGTCCTCGAGGTAGTTGTTGGCCATGTACTCATCGAAAGAGAAAGGATTGCCGTCGGCATCCACCCCCGTGGCGATGCCCGTGATGACACCCGCAGCCCGCGGGTCGGAGAGCATGTCGTTGAACTGCTGGCGAGAGCGGCGGAGGTCGTCGTACTCGCCGAGCGTGCTGCCCAGGTACTCGCTGAGCGCATCCTCGTCGTCGATATTCAAGTCCGGGTTGCGCTGGGAGAGGAGCTCTCGCCAGCCCGGCTTCTTGGCCTGCGCGGCAGCGGAAGACTCCTGCTGCGCGGCGGCCTGCGCGGTTAATTCGTCTTTATCATTCATAAAGATATCGTTTACTAATTTGGTATTGTGCGAATTTAGACAAGGTTTTAGGGGCTGATATAATATCTTGCCAAACTCGCTTTTTAATTTTACGAGAAAAAGCAAAATGCGACACAGCGGATCAGTGAGCGAAACAAAGCTTGCCCGGAACAAGATGCTCGTAGGCCTGTTCCGGGAGGTACTGGCCACCGCCAGCGGCCCCATGAACACGCAGGACATCTGCCGGGAGATAGCCCGAAGGCGGGTGGACCGCTACTACCTGAGCGAGGAGCGTGGCTACCAAATCTATACGGAATGGATCAGCCGCTACGCCCTACCCGGCGGCAGCGAGTGGTCCATGCGGATGTATGTGGGCTACATAGCCGAGTGTGACCGACTGGTGAAGGCGGGACTGAACCCCCGCCAGGCCGCCCGCGAGGCCATCTACAAAGAAGCCTGCTGCGTGGGGCTGGCGCCGATCAGCATTTACGACATTATCAATGATGAACGAAACAAAAGAAAGGTGAAGCGATGAAGAAATGCCTGCTACTCTACCTACTGCTGCTGGCCGCCCTGCCCGAGAAGGAGGCGTGCGCCGCTTCGCCCTTCCTCTATATGCTGGGGCACGCGGGATGGACGCACTACCTCTGCAACCTGCTGGCCTGGGCAGCGACCTGGCACGCCGTGACGCTGCGGCGGACCCTGGCAGCCTGGGCAGTGGCCGCCGCGGCATGGACCGTGCTGCCCAAGACGCCGCCCGCCCTGGGCTGGAGCGTGATCCAATACTTCTACTGGGGTGTGCTGCTGACAAGAAGAGGCGTGAGAGGCCCCGTCCTGACCACCGCCGCCGTGGGATTCCTGGTGCCCGGCATCGCCGCCTGGCACCACCTGACGATGCTGGCCGCAGGACTGCTTTATAGAAAACTGGAGGCACGATGGGAAAAGACGGAATGACAGTCATCAAGCAAGCGGGCAAGGACCGCCTGCAGGCCCGACGTATGGTAGAGGAAAACGAAGAGCGAGAGAAAGAGCTCTTCCCCAGCTACAACCCCCTGACGGGCGAGGGAGCGCCGGGCGAGCGCCGGGCTATCCATATCCCCGACCTCTACCACGGTGTGGCGGGCACCCTGTACCTGCCCCGCGAGATGTGGAGCGTGGGGCTGACCTGCCACCTGGCCCGCCTGGGCAGCATCGAGGCCCTGGGACGCTGGCTCTACCGCGGCGACTGGGACGAAGAGCGGCGGGACACCATCCTAAGAAGCTTCCTGCGCTGCTGGGCGAAATACGACATCTACTTCTTCTGCTACGCCTATGCCCGCATCCAAAACAAGGAAGGCGGCAACGACATCCCCTTCATGCTGCGCCCGGCACAGATCAAGCTGGTGAAGCGCCTGGAGCGGATGAGGCTGGCAGGCAAGCCCATCCGACTGATCCTATTGAAAGCCCGACAGTGGGGCGGCTCGACGCTGGTGCAGATCTACATGGCCTGGCTGCAGCTGTTCTGGATGAAGAGCTGGAACAGCGTGATCGTGGGCCACCAAAGTTACTCGGCCGAGCAGGTGAAGAGCATGTATATCCGCCTGATCACCCAGCTGCCGGACTTCCTGCTGATGGAAGACGGGGAACCCTACGACGAGGACCAGCCCAAGACCAAAGGAGGCGGCACGCAGAACGTGACCGTCATCCCCGCCCGACGGTGTGAGATCGTGACCTCGAGTGCCCTGAACCCCGAAGGACCCCGCTCGGGCAACACGGCGCTGGCCCACTGTACGGAGGTAGCCTTCTGGCCACAGACCGAGAAGTACGACCCGAGAAAGCTGATCAAGAGTACGACGTCGAGCATCCTGGCCAAGCCCTACACGATGATCGTGTATGAGAGCACCGCCAACGGGCAGAACTTCTTCAAGGACGAGTGGGACAGAGCCTGCCGCCTGGACGAGCATGGCGAGAAGGAGAGCGCCTTCGAGCCGCTGTTCGTGGCCTGGTATGAGATAGAGATGTACCGCATCGACCCGCCCGACCTGGAGGAATGGGCCTACACACTGGTGACCCGACGGACGGACAAACAGAATCACTGGGACTACCTGTACTGGCTATGGACGCAGGGCGCCACGCTGGAGGGCGTCTACTGGTACCGCGAGAAGATGCGCGAGTATCAGAACATTGAAGACATGCAGCAGGAGTTTCCCAGCAACGCCGTGGAAGCCTTCAAATACAGTGGGCAGAACGAATTTGACCTCTACAAGGTGGAGCAGATGATGAGGCTCTGCCGCAAGCCGCTGCTGCAGGGCGAGATAGCCGGAAAGGCGCCCAAGGGTAAGATGGCCATGGAGGGCGTGAAGGTGTATGCCCTTGCGGGCGGAGCGCTGCGCATCTGGGAGATGCCCGCCAAGGACCGGACATTGGCCTGGCGCTACATCGTGACCGTGGACATCGGCGGCGCGTATAAGACGAGCGACTACAGCGTGATTACCGTGTTGGACCGCGAGGACATGATGCTGGACGACGACGGCACGCTGAACGAGGAGGCAGGTCCCCGCGTGGTGGCTGAATGGAGGGGACACACTGATCCCGACCTGCTGGCCATCAAGAGCGCCCAGATCGCCCACCTGTACCAGGACGCCCTGCTGATTGTGGAGAACAACACCGCCTACAGCCGCATGAACAACATCGACACGGAGAACATGAGGGACCTGTTCTTCCCCGTGCTGCTGCCGCTCTACGACAACATCTACTGCAGCCGCAAGTACAGCGCCGTAGACAAGGAGGGCGTGCAGAACATGAAGTGGGGCTACCACACAGGCGCCGAGAACAAGACGGCGATGATCAAATACATGGGCCAGTGTATCCGCGACGGGCTCTACCTGGAGCGCAGCCGCGAGGCCCTGCAGGAGTGTACTTACTTTATGAAATACCCCAATGGGAAGTACGGCGCCATCCCCGGCAAGCACGACGACTGCGTGATGAGCAGGGCCATCGGCCTATACGTGAGCCGCTGGGAGTGGGACCGATTCCCCGTGCGCCGCAAGCCCAGCCAGGAAGAACGTATGCGCCGCCGGAAGGCCATGCAGAAGAGCCAGCAGGGCGCAGAAATGATATTAATGAACGCTAAAGGATAAACGTATGAAACTGAAAGAACTGATTGGAAAGGCAGCGCAGGTGATGAGCCTGACGCTGCGAAAGCCCAAAGAGGCCCGCTACCTGATAGAGGCCAGCCGCCTACTGAAAGAAGCGATGGACAAGGCCGATGAGGCCCACAAACAGAGCGGGTGGAGATACTACATCGTGTGGGACTCGGCACTGAAAGAGCTGGTCCCGCTGACCTACGAGCACCACAAGGGCCACTGGGACAGCTATAAATACCTGCGCCAGCGAGGACGCTTCAAGAGCTACTATACGCCCTTCGAGTTTAAGACGCTGAGCTTCTACTACACCCCCAGCCGCTGGAAACCCGGTTGCCCCGAGGCCGAGCGCAAGGAGAAGATGGTGGACTGGCAGCGCTACTACGTAAGGCAGATGATGAAGAGAGACCGATTGTGCAACATTCAACAAGATTCCGCGCAGGAGGACAAGGGAAAGGCCGAAAAATGAGTAACTTTGCTGTATGGGAATTGCTTAACATGTGCAATATTCAGATATTGTCATAGAATTTTGTCATAAAAATGATCTCGAGGAGAATTTATTCATGTAGCAGGTCGTTCGATGGGAATCGAGCGGCCTGCTTTTTTGCACAGAGTATCAAATTGAACAACTTTCCAAGGGAGCACGTCCTGACAAGACGAGGGAGGGCGTAACTTTGCCCTACAGTGAGATGAATATTGTCATAGAAACTTTGGATAGTTATTTGTTCATGGAACGAAATAAGTAAAGCGAAAACATTTGCGAAGACGTAAACGATCTTATATGTTAAGGTTTTTAAGCACAAGGAAGGGCACGATGGGAATCGCGCCCTTCCTTGGTTTTATGCACTATCAAGTGAACTTGGGCCAGTCCACCTCGTCGCCCCGCTCCTGGGCATCGAGCAGGAAGCGGCGGAAGAGGGCGCCGTCGTAGCCATCCGGATCGTCGGCCATGTAGCGATAGGCGCCGCGGACCACGTCCGCCTCGGTCTTGATCGCCTCGGGATAGTAGTCGCTGAGGACCTGGTTGGCTAGGAAGAAGAAATCCTCGAAATGATGAGGCTCCTGGAGGCCCAGCGCGTGGAGATGCTCCCGCAAGCGCTCGCGCGTGAAAGGACGGACGCCGCCGGAGATAGGGCTGAGGCGGCTGACGGCATAATCCGCCAAGGAAGCGGAGAAATGAAGGCCATGCTTCTTCTCGTACTGCTCACGAAGGACCTCGCAAGAGGCGCGGCCTACATTGGCCATGAAATCGGACGGCGAGCAGGATACGCCCTCGCCCGAAGAGAAAATCATTACACTAATCATAACGTCATCTTTTTTAAAGCCTGCGTCAAAGAAGCCATGTCCTCGCACATCGTGGAGATGCGTGACTCGAGGCGGTCGAGGCGGCTGTCCCGCTCCCGCTTCTCCTTAAACTCCACGTCGAGTTCCGCCAGGATTGCGTCGCAGCGGGAGAGCGTCTCCTTGTGGCGAGGGAGGGCATCGATGGCCGACACGCTCTGCTGGCGCAGCGCCTTGACCTCGCGCAGGATGTCGTCCCGCTCCAGGGAGATGACAAGGTGGCCCGCGTAGGTGACGGAGAGCATCTCGGGGATGACGAAGGTCTGCGTCTTGCCGTCTGCCTCGATGGTGACGTCGACGAGGCGCTGCATGGAGGGAGCGAGCTGGCCGGGCTTCTGCGGTTCGATGTAAGGCTGGCCCACATTGACGATGCGGCCCTCGGAGACACGGAGCGCCTCCTTGTCGAGCATATATGCCGGATAACCGGACTTGGAATCTTTGAATAACAGCATAATTATAGAATTAAAATGAGTAAAAGGCCGGGGCGATGAGGCTCACTGCCCCGGCCGGATTTTTCTGGTTCGCCGTGCGGGCGAAGGCGGGGCGCTCAGGCCGTGGTGGTAGTCTTCAGCGCGGCGATGAGGGTCTCGTTCTGACGCTTCTGCGAGAGTTCGAGGCTGACATCGTTGTAACGCTGCTGCAGGTCCTGCTGCCAGTGGCAATTCAGTGTGTCGATGATGCGCTGGGTATTAGCATTGCCCGCGTTGATGATCTCGCACGTCTGCGCCTGCGTGGCGTAGCCCACAGAAGAGAAGCCCTGCTGGACGGTGTTGCCCAGGTTGGTGAAGCCCTGCTGCACGCCGAAGCCCAGGTTGGTGAGCGACGACTGGATGGCGTTGCCTCCCGCGTTGATGGCCCCCGTGAGGACGCCCGTCTGCT